CTTGGCTTTGTAGCACTGGGGTTGTCCTTGTAAGCTATATTATAGGACATCAACAGGGCTAGCATTATTATTAACCATATCGATTATTATGACAAATGACAAAACGCGCCACGTGCGGGCGGGCGCGGGCGTTAATATAGGGGTTGGCCTTGCAGTGTTGGCGGGGTTTACCCTTGGGGATGCTCTGTTGATATCATTGATATGCGTAAAAATAAATATTTGCCTTGCACCCGCACGCATGGGCCACGGGGGACCCCCCAGCATTTGCTAGCAATCCCGGCATATTTTGTATGTTTTGGAGTTACCTGTATGGCATTCCCGCCAATACTGTAGGGTTAGCCTAGGGTTAGCCCCGCAGTTATAAAAAAAGGGAACCAACTAGGGTTCCCGGCAACTTGTTAGGTAAGGACTGCGGGGTATATGGGTTTATTCCCGGCAGTTATGCCTTATTGTATAGTTCAGTTTCGGTTTTGTCAAGCCCTAAAATGCACCCCCCGTAATTTTTTTTACTATTTATAGGATAACCTGTTGACAAAACTAACAAACACCCCCATAATTGGTATTGCTGGGGTTGCAAAACAACGAACGACCCCGACGTATACTCATATTTCCTTAAATCAATAGGTCTTCGGTACGCTTCCCAGCAAGTTCTCAGGAAATCATCATGAATTTACTACAGCAAACACCCAAGAAGAAGCTATCGGACAAGCAGGAGACGTTTCTGTCTGCCCTATTTGAAACCAATGGCAACTTTAACAAGGCAGCAGAGGTTGCGGGGTACTCCGTGGGTTCCGTAACGTGGTTACGCGACTCATTAGCCGACGAGATAGTCGAACGTACCCGTGCCGTACTCGCAGGACACAGCCTAAGGGCCGCTAACAAGATGGTAGAACTGGTAGACACCCCCGTAGTCGAACGGGGAGACGATTTAAAACTCCGCGCAGCCGAAGCTATCCTAAATAGGGTCGGTCTAGGCAAGCAGGAGACGATGAACCACAACGTTCAGGCAATTCACGGGGTAGTCCTGTTGCCACCCAAGAAAGAGGTAGTGATTGATGGATAGCGTTAAAGAGTTTAATAATAATTATGATAAAGTTACGCTGAAAGAGTATGATAATCTTTCATTTAAAAATAAAAAAAGATATGACAGGGCTAAAGATAAAGGTTTAATTCCTGCAGTTAAAAAGGGTAGTTCATTGAGGACTATAAAGGTATTTGACCCAACTAGTTTTGATGTAGTTAGTGATAGAGAATTAGGTATGGGTATGTTAAAAGATAAACCCTCTCGTCCTGCAGTAACTCAACGTTACAATCCTGATATAGGTCAGTCTATACCTACTCGTAAACCCGCTTTATCTAGGGGGGCGGACTACAGAGGCAGACCTGCAGGTAGTTCTTCTGAAAAGAATGGCTGAATGGCCTAGGGAATTACCGAATGACAGAAGAAACGCCAAAGAAAGCGCGGGGCAGACCAAAGAAAGACCCCAACGCACCAAAGGCAGTATACAACCTCTCTAGGGCTGAACGTGCTAGACGTGCATTACAGGCACGTGTTCGCAAGGCAGAGAAAGCCAAAGAGAAGTTACAACAAAAATCACAAGATAAAGCAAGTTACGCCCGTAAACTGAAGAAGAGTGCGAAGAAAGTAGAATCCGCACTAAACCAAAAAGATAGTCGCGTCGTAGATATGGATGATGTTGCCAATCTCCCGGCAGCCGTGCAAGAGATAATTGATGATACACCTATTATATTCAAACCTAATGACGGGCCTCAAGAAGAGTTTCTATCAGCATCTGAACAGGATGTCTTGTATGGCGGTGCGGCAGGGGGCGGTAAGAGTTTTGCCCTCCTTGCTGACCCTCTTAGGTACTGTCACAATTCTAATCATCGTGGCCTTCTTCTCCGTCGCACCTTGGATGAACTTACCGAACTGATTGATAAGTCCAAGCAGCTATACACCAAAGCGTTTCCCGGTGCTACGTTTCGAGAGTCAAAGTCTACGTGGGTATTTCCTAGTGGCGCAACAATTTGGTTTACATATCTCGATAGAGATAAAGATGTTACACGTTTTCAAGGACAGGCTTTTAATTGGATTGGTGTGGATGAGATAACACAGTATCCTACCAGTTACGTATGGGACTATCTAAGGTCACGTCTTCGTTCTACAGACCCTGAGTTACAAAAGAACTTGTGTATGCGTTGTACAGCTAACCCCGGTGGTGTGGGTGGCTGGTGGGTCAAGAAGATGTACATCGATATAGCGGAACACAACAAGGCGTTTCCAGCGGCTGACCTAGAAACAGGAAAAGCATTTGTTTGGCCTTCGGGTCACGCTAAAGAAGGACAGCCACTATTCTACCGCAGGTTTGTTCCTGCTAGACTAACAGACAATCCGTACCTAATGGCAGACGGACAATACGAAGCGATGCTACGTTCGCTACCAGATGTAGAACGTCGTCGCTTACTAGAAGGAGATTGGGATGTAGCAGAGGGTGCCGCATTCCCAGAGTTTTCACGAACTAAACATGTTGTCGAACCTTTTGATTTACCCACTAACTGGCCTAGGATACGCGCAGCAGATTACGGCTATGCGTCGCCTTCTTGTGTACTGTGGGGTGCTATTGACTGGGACAATAATATTTGGATATATCGTGAGTTGTACATTAAACACTTGACAGCAGAACAACTAGCTGATAAAATACTAGAAATGGAAGAACTAGACCCTCTTCCGCACTATACCGTGTTAGACTCTTCCTGTTGGAATAAAACAGGCTTCGGACCATCCATTGCAGAAACTATGATGAGGGCAGGTGTTAGATGGACACCTTCTGATAGAAATAGACTGCAAGGCAAAATGGAATTACATAGAAGACTAGCGGACGACCCATATTCAAAAGAACCACGTTTACGCATCTTCTCAACCTGTAAACACACTGTCGCACAGATGTCAGGTATTCCGCTGTCCAAAACCAATAGTGAAGACGTTGATACAAAAGCTGAAGACCACGCATATGATGCACTCCGTTATATGGTTATGACACGTACTAGTGGTTATACATCAATTCACAAAACTTTGCAAGGTATAAAAGACCAAGCATTCCAACCTTTTGATTCCACGTTTGGATACTAAATATGGCAGGTGGCGGTTCTAAGCCAATAGAAATTAAAACTAAATTTGACCCGCGAGAAACTACTCTTCGCGAGGTTGTTAATCTATACGCAAAAGATGCCCGTGCTGCAGAACGTAAGATTGAAGGTTTTGAAAAAATATTTGACAGTCCCGGATTAAAAGAAATGCTGGACAGACCAGCTATCGATATGTTTGAGGGTAGTTGGGACGGTGATTTAAATCCTTTGGAAGCTGCTTTACAAGGAAAAGCTGAATCTACGCATAGGGCAGTTATATCTGCTGTAAGCAACATACAAAGAAACGTCATTAGAGAAGCAACTAGATTAAAAACTGGTTCTGACTTAATAGAAATAACTAAAACAGTATACATACCGCCTAAGTCTAAAGCATACACAAAAAGTTTTGGCTACAACCCCTACAACATAGGGTTTTTAACAGAGTCACTGGTACAACATGTAAAAGATAATCCCGCTGATAAGCCTATTGCTAATGCAATTATGTTTCAGTTACAAACGGGTCTACGACCTTCTGCAGTTGGCGGTCTTCCCACGTTATCTTTTAAACAGTCTGAACGTCCGGGCGGTTCTCCCGGAATATTTATTCCAAAAGGTATGCCGGGTGTTAAAACAGACAATAATATAAATATTCCGTTGTCTAGACGGTCTATCGCTATACTACAAGACCAATCACTATATAACGAACAAGAGTTTGGAGAATCTTCAGGATTTTTTGTAAAGCGAGTAGGCAATAACTTAGAACCAATTACAGATAAAGATATTAATAAGGTTCTTAGAAAACTAGGGTCGAGTTTTGGTATTAAAAAGGACCTTAAAACTGTTGATACAAAAGACGTTCCTTACTTGACATCCTACGACCTTAGACGTTTGAACGCAACAGCCTTTGACCAACTTGGAGTTGACATAAATAAAGCGGGTGCATTAGTGGGCCGACCTATTCAAGCTAATACTGAACAGTCGAGATACATAGGGGCAGCACCGGGTGTTTATGGGGATTCTGCGACAAAAGATGTAAATAAACTTTCTAACTTCTTTCACCAACAGTACGCAGAAACAGTGTCAGGTATTACAGAAGCAAAACAAGAAGGTAAAACTTTAAGTCTTAACACAATGTTGTTTGATAATGAACCTCGTGAGTTTGCTAACATAGAAACAGAAGCACCCGCACCAGTAAAAATAAATGTTTACGATGTCGGGTCTGATGTTCAGGTAGAAAAAAAAGGTAAAGCAACAGTACAAAAAAAAGTTACCGA